AAATGACCATCCAAGACCTGGAATCGCACGTCTGGGAACGCCTGCCAAGGCTCCAGCGGACGCTCGCGGGGCGCCACATCGTCGGCCGCGTTGTTCGCCGTGCTGTCCGCACGTGGCCCGTGCCGGTGCTCGAGCAGTGCGACGCTGGCGAGGCCGAGGTGGTCGGCGTGCATCTGGCTCGCAGCCTGGAGCGTCAGGCCCGCCAGGAGTTCGGCATGGGCATCCTGCTCACGCTCGTGCTGTCGGCACTCATTTCAGAGGTCGTGAAGATCCTCGTCCGCTGGTGGCTGGAGCGGCAGGAGAATCAGGCTGACATGCGGGTCCTTGTCCGCGAGAGCAAGCACCATGACTGACGCCGCGAAAGAAACCGTGTTCGACATCCTCAACAAATGGGGCTTCCCGACGCTCGTGGCGCTCGCCGCTGGCTGGGTGCTGCGGCACGACGTGTTGCTGCCTCTGGTAGAAGAGCACCGGGCGTTCGTGAAGCAGTTGGGCGAGACGCAACGCGAGATCAGCAAGGCGATCACCGAGCAGACGCGGCTGCTCTACGCGATGCAGCCGAAAGAGGGACGCTAACAATGCCGATGAATCCCCGCACCCTGCGTCCCGGCAACACCTTCACGCCCCGCTCCATCTCTGGCCTCGCCCTCTGGCTGGACGCGGCTGACGGCTCGTCGCTCTACACCACCGACGCTGGGCCGGTGACGGCGGTGAGTTCGCCGCTGGACATCAGCGGCTGCGGCCTGTGGCTAGATGCGTCGAACGCGGGCAGCCTGACGCTGAACGGAAACACCGTCAGCGAGTGGCGCGACCTGTCGGGCAACGCACGGCACTTCTCGCAAGCGACACCAGCCAGTCAGCCAAACGCAAACAGTCGGACGCAGAACGGGCGAAGGGTTCTGGATTTTGCTGGCGCGCAGTCGCTAAACGGAAACGCAGCGAGCCTGTCGATTGCAACAAACGTCAGCGGCCTGACGATATTCGTCGTCGGCCAGTTTGACGCTATCGCTTCCACCACAATGGCAATGCTGTCAATCAGCCGCAGTGATGTCAACAACTCAGCGCGCGCGGCCCTTGTGTATCTGCTTGGAACTAACCAGATTCTTGTGGGCGGACGAAGACTAGACGCTGACGCATTCGCCTCTGCTGGCTACGCCCCAAACACAAACACCAACGTCCTGACTGGGACGCTGGACTATGCCAACTCTGACGCTTTCATCTGGCAGGGCGGGGCGACTCAGGCCAGCAACACTGCATTCCAGACCAACGGGTCTACGGCAAACGCCGACAGCCTTGCCGTTGTTGTTGGAAGTGACGGAGGAGCCACGCAGGGGCTAGATGGATTCATTGCCGAAGTGATTGTTTATCCGTCTGCCCTCTCCACCACCGACCGCGCCCGCGTCGAAGCCTACCTCGCAGCAAAGTGGGGGATCAGCGGCGTCCACGCACAGGCAACGGCGACCAGCGATCCGGTGGGGTATTGCGCCGACAAGAGCGGGAACGGGAGACACCTAACGCAATCCATCGGCGCAAGCAGGCCCGCGCTGCGTGCGGCGACCATCAACGGCAAACGCTCGCTGACATTCGACGGCGTGGACGACAACCTGTGGCGCTCGCAGGGGCTGACAAGCGATGACCTGACGATGTTTTGCGTGTATCGCTATGACGCTCTTGGCGGCATAGTGTACGACACCGGGTACACAGGCGACCAAACCAACGCGAACTCGTCGTCCATCATTGGCTTCCTGAACTCTGCTGGCTTCTTGGTGAACGCATCGGGACAAGTCATTACGCGGCTTGATCGGACGCGCTCTGGCACAAGCGATCAGGGCGGTTTTTCTAGCGCGCCTGGATCATACTCGGCAGGCAGGGTGGCAATTGCGACGGCGGCTGCATCCTACGGAGGAGCGAGTCCTGTTCGATATGCGGCATTCGACGGCGCGGCTCTTACTGATAGCAACAGGTTCAACGGGACAATTTGGTCTACTATTAGTCTTGGGTGCCGCAGGAACAGCGGGGCAACGGTATCGGCGGCGTCCGTATTCTTGGCGGGTCAGGTGTGTGAGTTCATCGCGTATGACCGCAATCTGCCTGTCGCCCAGCGGCAGCGGCTAGAGCGATACCTTGCCGCCAAGTGGGGAATCACGCTCGCCCCGCAAGTCTCCAACGCCGACGCCCAAGACTGGGTGAACCGCGTCTACGCCAACGGCGGCACCGTCTCGTCCACTACGGCAACGGCGGTGAATACGTTCTGCAACGACATCGACGCGGCGGGGATTCGCTCACTTTTTTACCGGGCAAATCTTTTCTGCGGAAACGCGGATGCCTCGCTGATTGCCGTCAGGACGCCGCTTTATCGCGGGCAGTCGCTGGGCGGCACGCAGTTTGGCGGCACGCTGGATACCAACGTCAACTTCGCAATCACCGACTATGCAGAGACGGGGACGGGGGCCGGGACAGGTGGCCTGAAGGGGGACGGCAGCACCAAGTACCTAGACACCGGATTTGCGACGAATATGCTGCCGGCTGTGACGAGCCGCCATGTCAGCGCATACGAAATTGCCAAAAGCCCAAACACCAACGACGCCTCCATGGGCGGGTCGATTGGTAGTTCCGCTGACGGGATGATTTTGAGTACGGGCAACCCGGCGTCTGCTTACTTCCTCTACCGCGCTGGCCCAAATACATTCGTCCAGGCATCGTCTTCGTATAGCGGTGGCGCGCACTGGATTGGACAGAACAATGCAATAAGGGCAGGGCAAATCTACAAAAATGGCACCCTGGACGCTTCCGCAACCGCGCCAGGCGATTGCGTAAACAGCGCCGGAACAATCGGGGTGTTCTCTTGGAAATACACCGACGCAACAACGTCATGGATTTTCACTAGCGCAGTCAGGCTTGGCGGGTACTCCATAGGCTTGTCCATGACTGACCCGCAGGCTGCTGCGTACTACGCCGCCATGCAGACATTCCAAACCGCGATGAGCCGCAACGCATGACCCTCTCCGACATCGACATCCCGCCGTCCGTAGAGTTCTGCCATAACCATGCCCTGGTGTTCTCGCCGCAACTGGCCCAGCGGCTTGCAGAACTCCACGCCGAATACGGCAGGCCAGACTGCATCGCCATGCCGCGACAGATGACAGACGGCAGGCTCATGCTCCCGGCCACGCTGCTCTATGCGATCCAACCCGGCGGATGGCTGCATGCGATGTGGGAAGCGGCCGACAAGGCGATGCTGCTGCCAGCGGTGGAGGTGATCCCTTGGGACGAGGCGGTGGCGCTGCTGCCGCCAGACCCGCCACTGCAAGGCTAGCCGCACGCCCAATACGCTGAATCCACTGGCCACGATGCGGGCCAGACCCGAGCCAAACTGCATGAGTTTCGCCGCCACCGTGTACGGTAAAGGCAGGCCGTCGCCAATCTGGAGTCACCCATGAGCGAGTTCGGAATCCGTCGCCGCGTCCGTAGTATCACCCTCACCCTCGGCACGGCCACCAGTTCGGCCACCACGATTCGTGGCGATGACATGGCCGGTGGGTGCATCAGCGTCGGCACCATGGTCACCGCTGCCGTCTCGCTCCAGTGCTGGGGCTCGATTGACGAGGCCGGCCCGTATGGCCGCATCTACGGTGCGGACGGTTCGGCCGCAGACGTGACGCTCGCCCCGAGCACGACCGAAGGACGCGTCTACTCCCTGCCAGATGCGTTGTTCGCGGTGCCGTTCGTGCGGATTGTCAACGGCAGCACGAACTCGACCGGTACTATCGGGATCGTCGCCTTCAAGTCGTGACCCGTGCCAACGCGAATCCCGACCTACCGCCCGCCGCGTCTCCGCTCCGCGTCGATCCCTGAGCAGCGGCCCAACGCCGCAGCACGCGGCTACTGCGACAAGCGGCACAAGGCGTGGCGGATCGCGGTGCTGACCCGCGACGCGTGGCAGTGCCAGGACTGCGGGCGAGTGTGTGCCGACAAGCGGCAAGCTCACGCGGACCATCGCAGCCCGGTCGTGCATGGGACCGAGGTCTGCCAGGATGGACGCTCGCGGTATGACGTGGATGGCGGGCAGTGTTTGTGTGCGGGTTGCCATCAGCGGAAGACGAACGCTGAGATGCTTCGCGGGCCTGGACGCGAAACCCCGCTGAGGGAGGGGCAGCATTGCCTTGCCGGGCACGTCTGACGAAAGCCAGCCGCTTTCAGCTAAAAGGCTGCCCGCGAGTTTTGCCTAGGGGGGTATCGTCAGGTTTTCCCGCCGCGAAAAAAGGCACGCCAAAATGAACATCCGCAACCGCGTCAAAGCCCTCCGCACGGTCAAAGCGTCGGAACTGGCTCCGAACCCGAAGAACTGGCGAACGCACCCCAAGGCTCAACAGGACGCCCTGCGTGGCATCCTGGCCGAGGTCGGCTACGCCGATGCCTTGCTTGCCCGCGAACTGCCTGACGGCTCGCTCATGCTGGTAGATGGGCACCTGCGGGCCGAGACCACGCCCGAGCAAGAGGTGCCGGTTCTCATCCTCGACATCAACGAAGCCGAGGCCGACAAACTGCTTCTCTCGCTCGATCCGCTCGCGGCGTTGGCCGAGACGAATGCCCAGGCTCTCGACGCCTTGCTCCGCGAGGTCGACACCGGCAGCGAAGGGTTGCAGCAGATGTACGCTGACATGGCCGAAGCGGCTGGCGTTGTGCCTCCTGACTTTGAGCCTGCGACCGCCGACGATCAATCGCGGCTCGACCAGAAAGCCAAGGCGACCTGCCCGGAGTGCGGACATGAGTTCACGCCCTGAACTAAGGCTTGATTGGTGCTCTCACGAAGCTGCGAAGTACGCATGCGAAAAGTGGCACTACTCAGCATGTATGCCGAGCACAATGCAAAAACCGATCAAGGTAGGCGTATGGGAAAATGGCACATTCATTGGAGCAATCATTTTCTCGCATGGAGCAAACAAGCATATCGGTACTCCATATGGTCTTTCTACTTTGTGCGCCTGCGAGCTTACGAGAGTAGCTCTCACCAATCATGCAACACCAGTGTCACGACTAATCTCGATCGGGATTCGATTTTTGACTAGACACTGCCCTGGCTTGAGGCTGATAGTTTCATATGCAGACTCAGACCAAGGGCACCATGGCGGTATTTACCAGGCAGGGAACTGGATTTATGCGGGCCAAAGCGATGGCGCGACAATGATTCTTTATCAAGGGAAGAAGTGGCACCCTAAGGCATTTGACACATCTCATCCAAACAGCAGACATCTATGTGGGGTGTCTCGCATCAAATCTGGAGCAAAGCATAAATACCTCATGCCTCTCGACGACGAAATGCGTCGTCGCATCGAGCCACTACGAAAGCCATATCCAAAACGCGCAGGAAGTGCTGGCAGCGGCACGTCGCCCGACCAGGGCGGAAGGGGCGGTGCAACTCCGACCCCTGCGCTTTCATCTGAGGAGGCATCCAATGGGCAAGCGAGGCCCGCGCAAAGAGCCGACGATCTTGAAGATCGCCAAGGGCAACCCAGGGAAAAGGCCGCTCAACAAAAGCGAACCAAAGCCGCCAAGCGATGACATCGCGCCGCCCGAGTGGGTGACCGGCGTCGCCCGCGAGAAGTGGGATAACGTCGTGCCGAAGTTACTCGGCATGGGCGTGATGACCAACGCCGACGTAGATACGATTGCACGATACTGCACAATGCACGAGCAGTTTGTGAAATACCTTGACCAGTGCCGACGCGGGCTTGACGTGCTCGTGATCCGTGACGATGCGGGTAAGGTGAAGTACATGCAGCCGACGCCTGCCGCCACGATGCTGTCGAAGTTGGCCGCGTCGATGCTGCGAATCGAGCAAGAGTTCGGGCTGACGCCATCGGCCAGGAGCGGATTGAGTGGCACGCAGCCGCAGCAAGAAAGCATCATTGAGAAGTTCCGCCGCCTCAAGGCTGCCTCTGAGACGGCAAGTTGAGGCGGCCGACGGCTACCGATGGGACGAGACGAAAGCCAAGCTGGTAATCGACTTCCTTGAATCGGTCTGCCACCACACCAAGGACTCCCCGACCGCGAAGGCCGGCGAGCCGATGCGGCTTTTGGAGTGGCACAAGCAAGACGTCATCGAGCCGCTCTACGGCTGGCGAACCGCAGACGGGCTGCGTCGGTATCGCCTCGCGTACCTCGAGGTGCCCAAGAAAAATGCAAAATCGACTTTGCTCTCGTGCCTCTCCATCTGGCACTTGCTCATGGAGGGCGAGGGCGAACTAGGTTGCATCGCGGCGAAGGACCGCAACCAGGCGGCGATCATCTTTGATGAGACGGCCGCGATGGTGAAGCGGTCGCCCGAACTGGCGGCGTCACTCGAGGTGGTGGACTCGCGGAAGACGATTGTCTGCCAGCAGACCGGCTCGTCTATGCGGGTGATTTCGCGTGATGCCGGTGCGGCGGAAGGCCCGTCGTATTCGTTCGTCTTCTGCGACGAATTGCATGCCTGGCCTGACCGCCGTCTTTTTGAAGCCCTTCGCTATTCGGGCCGATCGAGAAAGGAGCCGCTGCTCTGCACGCTCACGACGGCCGGCGACCGTCGCGACACGATTTGCTGGGAGCAGCATGAGTACGCCGAACTGACCATGGCCGACCCGGACTACGATCCCCGTTTCTACGGCAAGATTTTCGGGGCGAAGGCTGACGGGACGGAGGACTATTTCGACCCGGCGACCTGGCGGCGGGTAAATCCCGGCATGGGGATCACTATGACCGAGGAAGCGTTTGCGGCTGACGCTCGCGAGGCGAAGAACAAGGCGACGAAGCTCAACGGCTGGCTGCGGTATTCGCTTGGAGTGTGGACGGAAAGCACGAACAGGTGGCTCGACCCTGAGAAATGGGCCGCGTGTTCGTCTGGGCCTCGCACGCCGTTTGCCGGGCGGAAGTGCGTCCTGGGGATGGACTTGTCGAAATCGACCGACTTGTCCGCGATGGTTGCTCTTTACCCGTGCGAGGGCGACGAGTTCGAGGTCGATGCGATGTTTTGGGCTCCCCGCGACCTCATCATGGAGCGGGAGCGAACTGACCGCCAGCCGTTTCAGCACTGGGTCAACCAGGGCCATATCACGGCGACCAGCGGGAACATCATCGACCACTCCCAGATTCGTGAATACGTCTTGGAATACGCCAAGACGCACGACGTGCAGGAGGTCTTCATGGACCTCTCGGGGGCTGTGCAGTTGGCGGTGGAACTGCAAGGAGCGGGGCTGAAGGTGGCAGGATGGTCTCAAGGGTTTCGCGGCATGAGTTCGCCCACGAAGCGGCTCGAGTCGCTAGTCCTGCAATCCAAGATCCGGCATGGCGGCAACCCTGTGCTGTCTTGGATGGCTGCGAACGTGACCGTAGAGATGAACGCCTTTGAGGACGTGCGGCCGGTGAAGAAGAAATCAACGGGCCGCATCGACGGCATCGTTGCACTCATCTTCGCGTTGGGTGGCCTGGAGTCTTCGAAGATCACGAACAAGCCTGCCGCTGAACCCTCCATCCTCATCCTATGATCGCCCAAAACAACCGCATTCTGTGGCTGCCTGAGAGTGACGCCCGGCACTTCGACTATGAGTCGGGCGGCTACGGCGGCGGCGGTCGCAACCCGTCTGGGGTGAAGGTAGACGCCGAGACGGCGTTGCGTTCGACCGTGGTTCTGGCGTGCATCCGCGTGCTGTCTACGTCGGTCGCAGGGTTGCCGTTGCACCTCTATCGGCGGCTTCCTGGTGGTGGCAAGGAGGTTGCCCGCGAGCGTCCGCTGTATCGGCTTCTCCATTCGCAGCCGAACTCGTGGCAGACGAGCTTTGAGTGGCGTGAGCAACTCATGCTGCACCTGCTGTCGCACAGTGAAGCGTATAGCGAGAAGGTCTACACCAGCGGTCAACTCAGCGAACTCGTGCCGTTGCACCCGTCGCGGATGAAGCCCGAGCGGATTGAGAACGGGCGGCTTCGCTACAAGTACCGCGAGGATTCTGGCGGCACGACGACCTATGCCCAGGACGCCATTCTGGTCGTGCGGGGTATGAGCGATGACGGCGTGAACGGGATGAGCATGGTCGAGTTGTCCCGTGACGCCATCGGGCTGGCGCGGGCGTGCGAGATCCACGGGGCGACGTTCTTCGGTAACGGTGCACGGCCGGGCGTGATCCTGACTACCGATCAAGTGCTGTCGCCCGAGGCGGCTGAGAGCACGCGGAATCAGTGGGAGCGGGTCCACGGTGGCGGGCCGCAGAGGGCTCACCGTGCCGCTGTGTTGCAGGGCGGGCTCAAGGTCAACGAGTTGGGCGGCAACAATCAGGAGTCGCAGTTTCTTGAGGCCCGGCGATTCCAGGTCGAGGAAATCTGCCGCATCTACGGCGTGCCGCCGCATCTCGTGGGCGACCTCTCGCGTTCGTCGTTCTCGAATATCGAACAGCAGTCGCTCGACTTCCTGACGAACGGGCTCACGCCATGGCTGCGCCGCATCGAGTCCGCGATCACCCGCGACTTGCTGGACGGTGATGACGAATACTTCGCCGAGTTTGATACGCGTGGCGTACTGCGGGCCGATGCCGCTGGTCGGGCGGCGTTCTACCAATCGCTCTGGAACATGGGCGTGGCGAGCGTAAACGAACTGCGCTCGTGGGAGAATCTGAACCCCGTCGATGGCGGTGAGGTGCGGTTCGTGCAACTCAATATGACCACGCTCGACAAGGCGGCTGCGGTTCCCGAGCCGATCCCGGCGGCGGTGGTCGAAGAGCCGGTGGTCGATGCCACTGCTCCCTCGCCGGAACCGGCCGCGGACGCCGAGCCGCAGGTGGCCGACGTCTCGCTCAACGGTGCCCAAATCACGGGGCTGCTCGCGATCCTGCAGGCTGTCAGCACAGGCGTCTTGACCAAGAGCGGTGCCGCTGCAGCGGTCGCGGCAGCCTTCCCGTCCATCTCGCAGCCGCAGATCGACGCCATCCTCGCTGGCGTGCCTGAATCGCCGGTACCGAGTGCCGTGCCCGAGGCGGCCCCGCCAGTGGAGCCGCTGGGTCGCTCGCTGCCCGAGGCTCGTGCCTTGACCATCAGCATCGACTTCGACCGCACGTTCGCGGCCGACCCGGCATTGTGGGGCGAGTTCGCCCGCAAGTCAGTGGCGGACGGCAACACGGTCGTGATGATTTCGCGCCGCCCCGAGGAAGACCGCCAGGTCGTGACCGACACGCTGGGCGAGTACGCCGATGCGTTCTCTCAAGTGTTGCTCGTTGGCGGCGACACGCTCAAGGCCGACGCGGCCCGGGCGGCTGGCATCGACGTGGACGTGTGGGTGGATGACAGCCCGCAGACGATCACGGATGAACCGGCACCGGCACCGAAGAAGCGGAGCCGCAGGAAGAAGACCGATGGCGAGGTATGACCACATCGACTTCACGCCCCCGGCGGGCGTGCGGGAGGAGGCGGCAAAGGGGCTGGCATGGCGCGGCGAGTTCGGCCGAGGCGGCACGGCAGTCGGCGTTGCCCGAGCGAGAGACCTGTCGAACGGCACGAACATCAGCCCCGAGACGGCGAAGCGGATGGCGAGCTACTTCGCCCGGCACGAGGTGGACAAGCAAGGCGAAGGGTGGAGCCCCGATCAAGACGGCTTCCCGAGCGCGGGGCGGATTGCCTGGGCGCTGTGGGGCGGCGACCCCGGCCAGGCGTGGGCAAACAAACTAACGCGGCAGATTGACGCCGCAGACAACGAGGGCAGGAGCATCATGGGCAACATCGAGCGACGTTCGCTGGCGATTGACGAGGTGGAGTCGGCGGTGCCGCTGCTCACGGTCGAGAGCCGCAGCGAAGACGGTGCCGAGCGGGAATGGGTGGTCGGCTACGCTGCCAAGTTCGGCGTTTTGAGTTTGGACTTGGGGGATTTCGTGGAAAGGCTGGACCCCGGTGCGTTCGGCATCGTGGTGGAGCGTCGCGGGCGGCGTCGCCCCCTGGAGACGCGGGCGCTCTGGAATCACGACCCGAACTATCCGCTGGCTCGCTACCCAGGCACGTTGAAGCTCACCGTGGACGAGGTAGGGCTGCGGTACGAGTTCCCGGTGCCCGACACGTCCTACGGGCGGGACTTGGCTGCAAACATCCAGGCTCATATCGTGCGGGGCTCGTCATTCTCGTTCACCGTCCCAAGCGGCGGCGAGACTTGGAGCCAGGAGGATGGCCGCAGTGTCAGGACAATTTTGGCCGTCGATTCTTTGCTGGACGTGTCACCAACGACTTTTCCGGCGTACCCAGACACTGACTGTAAGGTTGCCCAGCGTTCCTACGATGCGTGGCGTTCCGCGTCGGCTGATGTTCAACGTCGCCAGATTGACCGCGTTTTGCAGGCTCGCGGCAAGGCGGCATCACTCCGCGAGTATCTGAAAACGCATGGCCGCTAGTGGCGATTCGTGCCCGAAGTGTCGTGAGGGCCGCTTGACGGTTGCGTCGAGCGTCCGCAGCGGTGAGTACCAGACTCGCTATCTGCGATGCACGCGGTGCAGTTGCACCGACAAGCAGGTGATCCATGCGGGCGAGATTCGCCGCGTGAAGTTCTTTACTGGTGCCAACGCATAACTGCGTGGTTCCCGCCTCGCGTTTCTAGGTTCGATGTAGGCGACGGCAAGAGACCGTCGCTTCCCGAACACAGGAGACGCGCCCGTGGCTGTCGAGAAGCTCAAGGCTCTGCTGGACGAACTGGCCTCTGTCGTTGCC